ACCCATTTGGGGTTTTTTCTGATACTGTATCTTTTGGTATTTTTTCAATTAAAAAATCGGGGTTTCCAATATCATAATCTTTATAATCAATATCTACTACAATATATTTATCGGATATAAACCCGACTGCGTTTTTATTTTTAAAGTCGCCTTTTGGTTTTTTTAATATTTTTTTTGTATTCATTATATATTTTTTTTCTAGTTCTTTCGAGTATAATACATTATAATTTTTAACATCTAACCCTATGTCTTGTAATTTATAAAAATCTGTTTTTAGTCGATACATATATAACGCATTTGATATTGCCCTATATAAAAGGTATATGCATATAATAATAGCAGCTAAAATAAATAATAAACAAACTAATCGAATAAACACGTTATCAGAATTAAATGATTTAAAATAATTACTTACTACATATTGTTTTACCTTTTTATTCATACCGATTAACAAAAAAATATTATATATTAATGACATATAATATTTAACATATAATATTTAATAGTTGATATCGCGTTTTAGTACTTTTTTATTTTATTTTATTTTGTTTTATTTTATTTTATTTTGTATCCTAGTTTTCAAAATGCGTCAACTTTGACAAACCGTGGTCAGTCTTTTTATCAAGAACAACATTCTCAGCTTCAAACATGCTCTTCTTAATATCATCGACAGTTGCATTCTCATCCAATCCATCAAAATTAGCAACATTTGAAATGCCGACCAACTCACCATCAGCATTAATCGTTTGCGTAAGTTTATTACCAGACTCCTCCGCTTTCTTCATATTTTCTTCAATGGCCTTCTGTCTAGCTTCGCGCACACGTTTCTCAAACTCCTGTTTTGCGGTATCTTCATTCTTCTTTTTATCGGACATAAGTTGGTTGAGTGTCTCCTCCATATACTCGACGCGTCCAGTCTTGTATGCCTCTGGATGGAATGGTACCCACATACCAACCTGTCCTACATAAATGTCATGATTAGGGTCAACTTCACGCAGCAATTTACAGCGAAGCTCTGCCTCGCCTTGTGTAGCAAAAACACCACGTACTTTGATACCTCGTGTAGACGTCTGAAACTCGTGTTTCTCGCCGAATTTCTGCTCAAGTTCGTCCTCATTGTTGTCCAAAAATGTTTTATAGTCGTCGCTAATTAGTGTTCCCGATGTTGCACGAATCGTCTCACCCTCTTCCTTTGTAAACTCCTGGAAATCTGCGGTAAGTTTATCGAAAGAAACAGAATACTTAAATGAGACGAAATTAAGAAACTGTGTAAATTTTTCCATGGACTTTTTATAATCCCACTGCTTCACAAACTGCTCAAAAAGAAACTGCTCCTTCTGTTTAATAATATGTTCCGGAGAAACGAATGAAAGACATACGAATTTTTGACCAGCAATCGGTTTATCTTCCTCCAAAAGATCGGCATATTTGGGATTTTCTTTTCCATCGGGCAAATATTTAGGAGTAACTCCCTTTGGTAAACTATTAGGTTGAGACATTATAAGTATAATTATAATATATATTTAAATAATAATTTTAAGTTAGTTTAACCATTTATTAATTTATGTAGTTTACATTTATTTTCATTATTAAATTAAAAATACATGTTTAAGAATATATTAAATATCAAATATCTAAATATAAATATCTAAATATAAATATCTAATATATATCGAATATTATATAATATTTTTTTCTACATTATATTTATAATGTACGGAACACTTGATTTTAGTGAGCTTTTTAAGCGCTTTATTAAGTATATTATCGAAGGTCTTTGCGTTGCGATAGTTGCTTACTCTATACCATCTCGCACTCTTAAATTGGACGAAATTGCGTTGATTTCTCTTGTAGCTGCCGCCACCTTCGCTATTCTTGATGTTTATGTCCCCACTTTAGCCGTTTCTGCTAGAACAGGTGCTGGTTTCGGTATCGGTGCTAACCTTGTTGGCTTTCCCACCCCTCTGAAGCTTTAAACTTTAAATTTTAAATAAGATAAAAGCAGTTATTTAAGGGTTGGTATTTATTATTTAATATTCATTATTTAAATAATAAATAACTATTACTTACGTGTATAAAATATTATTCTGTCTTTAATATAACAATGGCTGATAGTAGTGATGGTTATAGTACTGATAGTAGTCGTAGGAGTGACGATAGTAGGAGTGATGGTAGTAGGACTAGGAGTAGGAGTCCACTAGAACAAATGGTAAAATTGGCGCAAATATTTATAATAAAAATAAATCCAGATAATTCTATTGCAAGTATTGCACCATGGGATGGAAAAGAACCAGGTATAAATGACAGGTTAGTTGCATATGGCGTTAAAATATCCGACAATACATATGACGCTTATACTCCTATTGGCATGAATGCGCGTAAAATGTTGAGTAGACTGGAACAAAATACAAGTAGTATTCGGACGGCATCACCTAAACGAGATTTTGAATATATGCGCGGTCAATTCCCTGAAAGCAATATCTTTTATTCTTATTTATATGGAAATCCGTTAAAGCGATTACCGCTGCCTTTACCAACCCTTAGTTTTAATATATTTGGCGCTAAAGAAACTTTAGAAGCCTCACTATTAGCTAATTTAATGAAAAATATAACAAGGTCTCATAGACCCGGATATAAAAATAAAATTTATGTATTAACAGAACGCAGTATTGGAGAAAAGGGATGCACTTCTTCATGTTGGTATTTAGTAGATGGGCCCGATGAATACCAAATAGGTAGTCCGTATATACAAGAAGTAAACATATTGGATACATCATTGTCTGAACCAGGTAATACCTTAAAAAAATATTGCATTCTTGATAGATTTCTAGTTGATGATGCATGTAGTTATTGTTTTGGGAGAGAGATAGGTAAATTCTCTTATAATCCATTAAAACGTCGAAAACTGGGAGGTGGTCAAAAAGCAGGCAAAAGCCGTCGAAGACTAAAACGAAGATTTAAAAGAAAAACAATAAAACGAAGAAATAAAAGAAAAACAATAAAACGAAGATTTAAAAAGAGATAAAACAAAAAAGATAAATTAATGGTTTAGCATTAATATAATATTTATAATATTTATAATATAAAATATTGTATTATTAATATAGTATATACATAATACGTAACATATAATACCAAATGTTAACATTAAACAAACTGTATTTAAATTTAAACTCTATTCAAATTTTATTTGTATCACTTCTTTTGGTATGCTTACTTATTAGTTTTTACATCAGCGTTGTTACATTATTTTCAAAAGATAATACACATAACCATATATTTTCTGCTTGGCAGTTTCCCATGTTACTTGCAATTTTTATTGATATTATTTATCATAGTGTAAAGTAAAAAATTCGTTTGTTAATATTATTGCGTAGGAATAAAAACCCAGTTTAATTCTTCGCAAATTTTCTTCCAAATATCATCTTGTTCAATTCGTTTTTCCTTATCTTTCAACATCGGAAAATAAGAAAGAAATTCGCTCTTCTCAAGAAGTTCGCACAATTTATAAACTGTATAATAGTAATTCAAAAAATTCACACGGTCATCCGGGCAAAATTTCGCATAAGGTCCTTGTATCTCCATAAAAAGATTACACAAAGTCTCTTCTAATTCTGGTGTCATAATCGGCGGTTTAATACCGAGTTTATCCTTAATAAATGGGATATGCTCATAGTATTTATTGTATCCTAATTTTTTGAGAACTTCTTTTGCTTTTGAATTTGTAAATTTCGAAAGAGGTATACGTTCTTTATTAAGTTGTTGCTTGATATTTTCGAGAACTTCTTCAGGAATTTGCGTAGTTTCTTTTGCTTGAAACTGAGCGAGGATTTCTTTAAAATGGTTAATTCTTTTGTAAGCATAAAAGCATGCTTCTTTGGGCGGTTCTTTATAAGATGGCTTCTCATTTTCAATAAGGTAGGTAACTTGTTTTGCACATACGTTACATACCATAATACCTTCATGTTCGACAGGAATCATTTCTCCTTTATTACATGATTGACATATATCGGTGGCGTAAATGTAGTCATTTATGTTAATAAAAGTCTGGTCAAGATTTGTAAAAAACTTTTGAACATTGTTATCATTCGCACGAGTTAAAGCATTTTCATCAAATGTTTTGTCATTTACTTTAAAGAAGGAATTAAGGATAGTGGTTTTGTTTGTCCCATTTGTAATTTCTTTTTTATTTTCAAAGTAGTCGAAAATAAATCTGCTGTTGTTTAGGTAATAATCTTTAATTTTTTTCTTATTTTTATAAATTTCTTCTTTTATATCGTATAAAGAATCTTGTAACTCTATTTTTTCATTAACATCTGCTATAGTGTCAGGATTATTTAATTTTGTCACTATTTCATTTTTTTTGCGAACTAATGTAGGCAAAACATCACTGTTAATTAAGTTGAACTCTGATTGTAATTCGCGATGAACACTATCTAGCGTCATTATTCTTTTTTTGTCTACAAAAATTTTTTTATTTGTTTTATGTTTAAAAGACGGCATCTATATATATCTATTATATTGTTATAAGTATAACTTTTTTAATATATAATAATTAATAATTATATCTATTTTAATATTTTTTAATTATATAAATATTTATATACGTATTTATATAGATATAGACATTATATAAATGTACACTGGTCAACAAAATAATCAAAATATTAAAGTACAAAATAATAACAATGATAATAACAATGATAATAACAATGATAATAACAATGATAATAACGGTGTTGGTTACAATAACAACACCAACTCTAATGGTAACAACCATTCATTAATACGTTTGATAAGAAAGTTTTTAGATACGAAAACGGAAACAGTATTGACATTTGCAGCAGCTGTAGCTATTGCAACTGCATTTAAAGATTTAATTTTAAGTCTAATAACTAATATTATTCATCCTTTAATAGTAAAGTTAATGTTACTTACTAACATAAGTAACTATGTAAATATTTCATCATTAAACACATCACAGAATATAGTAACAAATTTATCACAGTTTGTAGTAAATATTTTAAGTTTTGTATTGATGTTAGTAATAACATATTATTTATTTCAAATAATAATTAACTCCAATTGATTCCAATTAGTTCCAATTGATTCCAATTAGTTCCAAATAAACTTCATCGTAATGTTTATATTATTTATATTATTTATATTATTTATATTATTTATAAAATAAAATAAAATAAAATAAAATAAAATGACCGAAATGAGCTGTAAGTTAAAGACCGGTGACCTTCTTTTATGCGATGACCTTGAATATAAATCGTGGGGGTTACTTAGTTGGCTTATAAAATTTGCAACAAAGAGTGATTTTTCTCATGTTGGTATGATTGTAGTAGACCCGGAATTCACGGATGTGTCATTAAAGGGGACATATGTTTGGACATCAGGTATTTCCGATGTTCCGGATCCAGAAGATAATACAAAGAAATTTGGTGTTCAGTTTGTTCCTTATGACCATTTTATTAAAACATATAGTGGAAAAATATATGTTCGCAGAATAGAGTTCGAAAATATAGAAGAATATAAAAAAATATTTAACTTTGAAAAGTTAAAAGAAATACACAAAGTTGTATACGACAAACCGTATGATATTGTTGTTACAGATTGGATAGAAGCTTATTGTAAAAAAGACCCTCATCCTCAGAAAACTTCAAGATTTTTTTGCAGTGCATTTATCGGATATATTTATACAAAGTTAAGCTTACTTGATGCAGGTTTAGACTGGAGTATTCTTTATCCGAGTTATTTTTCTAGTGAAAACAAAACATTTTCTTTGCATCACAATGCAACCCTAACAAAAGAACACCAAATAGCTGGTTAAA